GGTTCAGTGATGTCGAGACCGTCCTCCACGAACAAGCGCCGGAATGCTTCGTAGGTGCGGCCTTCGACCTGGGCGAGCTTGCGTTCTTGCGAGCGCACGTGCGCCAAGGCCCGTTCGGTCTGGTATGCCCAAAAGGCGAGTCGCGCCGGTGACCGCTTCGCGCAGCGCACCAACGTGTTGTCGCTCGGGATGGACACTTCGCGGGCGATGTTGAAGCGCGCCTTCTCCCCGTTCTCCAGGGTGATGACGAGCGCTTGCACGTCGCTCAGGAAGTCTTCACCCCTGCGCGGGCTCTTCGACTTGCTTCGGGACATCCTTGTTCAGTTGTTCGGTGATGTAGATGCAGTAACGCGCGATCCAGCCGTTCGAGAACGTCGTCTCGATGTCGTCGCGCAGCGGGGTCATGCCGTCGAGCGTCTGCCACACGTCGTCCGTGACCGCGAAGCGGATGCGCTGGAGGAACTCGCGCAACGTGTCCGTCGGGCTGTCGGAGAGTCGGTTGGCGCGATCGCGTGTCTCCTGTGTGTACTCGCGCTTGCCGTTGACCCACTCTCCGGCCGCCATCTCCATGAGCGCCGTGCCGACAACGCTCGTCGGCGCATGATCGCGCACGAACAGGAATAGCCAAGCGACCAGACGCCGCGCGTCGTGGACGTTGCCCGAGGCCGCGCACAGTTCCGCGTGGAACTTGTCCGCGTACGTCGCCGTGTTGGAAGTCGCCTCGCTCATGCCGCCTTCTTTCCGCGCGTCAGCTCGCGCATCTTGCCCCACAGTTCGTCCACGTCGTAGTTGTCGGGATCGACCTTCTCGACCATCGTGCCCCACGTCGGCCCGAGGTCCACGTCGGCCACGAGCGGCACGGTGAGCCAGCTCCAGTCGAGGCCGGGGAGCACCTGATCGGAGAGCTTCGGCAGGTTCTCCATGATGCGCTTCGCCATCGACAGCACCTCGAACGCCTCGTCCACGTGCAGGTCGAACACGATCGAGTCGTGAACCGTGAGGATGATCTTCGAGCGGTAGTTCCGCTTGCGCATCTCGCGGTGAATCAGCACGAGGCTCATGAGCGTCATCTCGCTCGCGCCGTTCTGAATCGGGAAGTTGACCGCCTGACGCAGAGCGCGCGCGACGATCTCGTCGTTGTCCGCGAACACTTCGGGGATGCGACGGCGACGGCCGGTGAAGCTCTCCAGGTAGCCGTTCTTGAGCGCGTCCGCTTCGAGCGCCTCGATGCCTTCCTTGAGCTTCGGCCGAACCTCGAAGTAGCGCTCGATCAGCTTGTCGCACTGCTCGCGCGACAGGAACACGCCGTCCTTCTTGAGCGCGCCCATGAGCGCCGGAGCGCCGCCGCCGTAGAGGATGCCGAAGTTGACCCGCTTCGCTTGCGTGCGGATCTCCTTCTGCTTGTGCTTGTCGAGCGCGTTGTACTCGTCGAGCGTGAGCCCGGAGATGTCGAGCGCTGTGATGAGGTGAAGGTCCGCGCCGTCGCGGTACGTCTTCATCATCGTGGGCTCGCGGAACCAGCACGCAGCGATGCGAAGCTCGATCTGCGAGTAGTCCACCTGTCCGATCAGGCCGTCGCGGCCGAAGCGCGAGACGTACGCGCGCTTGATGAGGCCGCCACCCTTGTTCGGGATGTTCTGGAGGTTCGGGTTCGAGCTGGAGAGCCGACCCGTGACCGTGCCGATGATGTTGTAGGTGCCGTGGACGCGCAGCTCTTCGTCGAGCATGTCGCGCAGCGGTGACACGAACGTCTTGTGCAGCGTCTCGGCAGAGCGCCATGCGAGGAGCAAGGGCGCGAGCTTGTTGCCGCGCCGCGACAGCTCTTGGAGCACGTCCGCTTTCGTCGAGAAGTGCCCCCACTCTTCCTTCTCGATCGCGCGATTGACGACCTGCCGGAACTCGGGCTTGGGACCACGGCCGCGCCCAGCCTTGCGCCACTTCGTCAGCGCGCGCGTGTAGCGCAGCGTCAGGTTCTCGAAGCCCTTGTCGGTCATCTCGACCGGCCGCTCTCCGTAGAGCCCGAAGAGGACCTGTCCGAGTTGCTGCGAGCTGCCGGGGTTGAACGTCGGCTCCTTGCCGAGCTTCCCACGCATCTGCGCGTACTTTCGCACGCGCTTGAGGTTGTGGATCTTGGTCTCGTTCTCCTCCATCTGCCCGACGTACAGCGTGTCGAGCCGCTCGACCTGATCGGTGTCCACGAGCGCGCCGTGGAACTCCATGTCGGTCAGCACTTCCGACAGCGCGGGGAGGAACTTGAACGCGATGTTGCGCCGCTTGCGGCTCTTCGCCAGCTCGGGGTCCTTCTGGATCCCGTTCCACACGCGCTTCGTCACGTCGGCGTCCATGCCGCCGTACCGGAAGAGCAACTTGCCGGGGATGTTCGCGTAGCTGCCCCCCTTGTCGGGGTTCGCCTCGCGGTGTGAGGCGATGTAGTCGTCGAGCGGCTTCTCGTACCCGCCCATGCCCGTGTGCGTCCACGCTTGCTGCTTGAGGCCGTGGGTGCCGTGACGCTCGTCCACGACGAGGTGCGTCAGCATGGTGTCCTGGTAGTTCGCCACCTCGACGCCGAGCGCGACGCGGATATGCAGGGCGTCGAACTTGCCGTTCTGGAACACCTTGGGCGCGTTCGACGTGAAGAAGCGCCGCAGGAGCTTTCTGACGACTCGACGCTCACTCGCGCGCGGGCCGTCCTTGCGCCACGGGCTTTCCTTGTGGTCGTACGGAATCGTGTAGCCCTTGCCCTCTTCGTCGCTGAATGAGAAGCACAGGAGCGGCGGGAACTCGGTCTGGAACGGTGAGAGGCCGCCGGTCTCGGTATCGCAGGCGACAGGCTCCTTCGCGCGACGGAAGCGGCGCAGCGCCTTGCGCACGCTAGACACGGTGTCTAGCACGACGTACTCGCCCGGGCCGCCCTTGTCCTCGATCTCGCCCCGGAGGAAGTTCTGCACCGTTTCGAGAGCTTGGATGAAGCGCTCGATCTCGTGGTCCGCGCGCAGCACGTAGGCCGGATGCAAACAGGCGATGACCTTGAGGTGCTCCAGGCCGGGCACCGTGCAGTTCATCACGCGCGCGTTGTACGTCGTGATGCCGGTGTTCTCGGTGAGATGCGCGAGCGGGGTATTGCCGAGCGCAACGAGCACTTTCGGCTTGCGCGCCTTGATCTCCGCGAGGAGTCTCGGCGAACAGCTTTGGACCTCTGTCTTGTTCGGAGTGCGGTTGCGCGGAGGACGGCAACGAACGACGTTCGTGATCCCGCACTGTTCTGGTTTCAGGTGCGACATCGAGGCCAGTGCCTCGCGTAGCAACTTGCCGCTGCGACCGACGAAGGGCACTGCTTCGCGGTCCTCGTCCGCGCCCGGCGCTTCGCCGACGAAGAGCACGTCCACCTTCGTCCACTCCGGCTCTTCGACGCAACGGTTGCGGACGGTGTGACGCTCGGTCTCCTTCGCGCGGATCTTCTCGGCGTCGCGGTTGTAGCCGCCACCTGCGCACGCCTTGTCGAAGTCATGGCTCCACGCGAAGAGTGGACACCAACGGCATCCAGACTTCGGCTCGACGCCCGGGCTCACGAGCGCACGGCCGGGCAGGCCGACGCCCTTCGTGGACGCGGC